ATTAAGGATATTGCTGTTCTTATAGACAGTTATGAGAACATAAAAGAAAACTTTGACATAGATGAGTGGGATGAGGAAGCTTTTGAAAGAGAGGAGAAGCGTCACCATGTTAGGAGAGGTTTTGAGCTTATGTATCGTAATCTTATGGATGGTGGTCGTGCTTCAACGGCTACTATAGAATACATGCAGCAATACGGTGTGCATCCGCAAGTGGCTATGACAGAGGTGTCTGGCTATCTTCAGTACACATCGGATCGAATAAAGAAGCATATACTACCCCATTCCAATGACTTAGAAGAGTTTCTAGATCAGATGGCAGACAAGTATTACAAAAATGCAGATAAGACCGCAGAAAGAATATTTGGAAAAGCGGATTTCCTAAATCCAGAATATATGCTAAGATTAGAAAAGTCTGAGGGTAAAGATGATACTTGAGTATAAATTACACATGACTCCGGGTGGTATGAAAGCACCAGATTGGATAGATGATGGTGGCTATTTTGTTAATGGTAATAGACTCATAGGTTGGACAAGAGACAACCCAGAGTTCTATATACCTAGTACTGTGGTGGTTTTAACTGCCTCTGAGTTAGAAACAAAAGTTTTAGCACAACATGCAGAAAACGCTTTTCAAAAAGAAGACGAAGAAACGGGAGAAATGTCAGATATGACTAATGCAGAGGTATCTGCAATGGTTGATAACTGGGTAAAGTCTAAATCATAAGGACTATCTAAATGTTTGGTATTAATCCCCTAGCATCCCGTCCAATACCAGACGATTATGACAAGATACGCTCAATATTCCCTATTGGAGTTGAGGGAAAAGCGGGTATACAGTCAGACGCTATACTCAAGGTAACGGTAGCGCCTGCAACATCAGGCGGCGGTAATCGCTTTTACATAGACGGTGTTGAGAATCCAGCCCTAACGCTTAGAAGAGGCACGAAGTATATCTTCGATGTTTCTGATTCTACTAATGTAGGCCATCCTCTTAGGTTTAAAAACTCTGATGGTTCTAGCTATCTTACAAATGTTATAATTACAGGGCTCCAGGGAACTGCAGGTGCTACGGTAGAGATAACTGTAGCAGCAGATGCACCTGACTCTCTGAGATACTACTGTACTCAACACGGAAACGGCATGGGCAACACCATAACTGTTGCCAACTTTATAAACATTGCCACCGCAGCAAACGTAAGTTTAACTGGAGTTTCTGCAACAGCTAGTACTGGCGAAGCAAGGTTTGTACATTTCTTTGATGTTACTGGTGTTGAGGCCACAACTCAAGTTGGTGCTATTGCTGGCGTTGCTGAAGGAGCAGGCGCACCTGCAACAGGCTCACAAGCTAATGGTGGCGTAGGCTCTCCAGGCTTTTCACTTGAATGTATATTTGGTGTTACAGGCGTAGAGGCCGAAGTTCAGCTTGGCATACCAATACGTTTTGAAACAGTAGAGTTAGAAGACGGTTTTGAGGCAACTGCAAGCGTTGGAACTGCTAATGTAGATCTTCAATTAGATGTTCCTGTTACAGGTATTGGCGCAACTGGATCTACTAATTCTGTAACGGTTACGACTGAACAGAATTTGTTAATGAGTGGTGTAGCTGCTACAGGCCAAGTAGACGGCGTTTCTGTTACTGGTATTGGTAATTTAACACTTACAGGTGTTGAAGCTACAGCAGATCCCGCAAGTTTAGGTACAATTGTTCTAAATATCATTTACCCAGTAGATGGTGTTGGATCTACTGGATCTGTTGGAACAGTATCTATTTCTGCAGATTCTAACTTATCTCTTGGTTCTGTATCTGCGGCATTAATGTCTGTTGGTCAAGTTGTCCTATATGATCAAATTGCTTTCTTAGACGTTCCTATTGATGTTTTAGATGCTATAAATTTAGTAGAGGACGAAAATGTTCCTATTGAAGATGTTTTTGTAGATTTACCTGCAAATTTAGCAGAAGAAGATTTTACAGAAGAAGCTCCATCAGTAACAGACACATTTGTAGCTTTAAATCTTGATCAAGTACCAGATTTAAGCACAGCAGATCCTACAGATGGAGAACCTACAAGCGACATATATACGGAAGTTGAGCCTCAAAATGACGTACCATCAGACCCATATTCAGAAGTAAATGTATCAGTAAATAATAATCCATACACTGGTCTTGGAGATGATTTAGCTAATACTAGTTACAACGAAGTTGATGTAACAGCAAATACAGTATATACTGATGAAGAAATTAACCAAGAAGACTTCGAGGGTGGAGTAATCTTAGACGCAGCATAGGAACAGAATATGCCAAGTACATATACAACTAACACTGGAGTCGAAAAACCAGCTAGTGGAGAACAATCTGGAAGCTGGGGAAATACTGTAAATACAAATATGGATATAGTTGATCGAGCCTTAAATGGCGTTGTATCCATAAGTTTGTCAGGGACTACTAGTACATTAGAAACAGGTAATGGAACCCTCACTGATGGTCAAAACGCAGTTCTTCTTTTAACAGGAAGTTTATCAGCGGGTCATACAATAACTATAACTCCATCAGATGCTAACAAAGTATATTTAGTATCTAACTCTGCTGGAGATACAGTTACATTTACTCAAGGTAGTGGATCAACTACAGCTCAAGTTAGAAATAATTCTTTTGGAATAGTCTACGCCAACGGCAACAATTCATGTGCTAACCTAATGGATAATATAGGTATAACTAGCTTAATACTGGGCGGTACTCTTGTTACATCTACAGCTACAGAACTTAATACTCTAGATGGAGTAAATGCTAATTTAGAAGCTGCAGATTTAAATCTTCTAGATGGCGCCGTATCTAATTCAGTAGTAAATAGTAAAGCCGTTATTTATGGGTCTGCTGGAGAAGTTCAGGCTAGTACAGTAGATCTTGGTGCTTGGACTATAACTCAATCAGGCACTGATTTAAAATTTGCATACAATGGAACTGACAGATTAAAATTAACAAGTGCAGGCGCTTTAACTGTAGAAAATAATATTACAGCTTATGGAAGTGCATAAATGGCGTTACAGACTAGTGGTCCTATATCTTTAGATGATATTCACGTTGAAGCTGGTGGAACTACTGGCACTACTTGTACAATTCAAGATGCAGATATTAGAGAATTGGTTGGGGCGCAATCTGCAAGCACTATAAGTTTTAATGAATTTTTAGGAGCTTCTGCTCCTTTTTCTTTTAGTATATCAAATTCTATAGGAAATAGTGTTAATAAGATGAATGTTGCTACATATCTAACAAGTCAAGGTTGGGATGGTGTAGGTGCTGCTACATTAACAATTCCATCAAATGTTTTCGTATGGTCTGATTCAACAGCAATAGCAGGTATGACTATATCTGGAAGTTTTCCTAATGGTTTAACTGTGGTCAACAGTGGTAAAATTATAGGAAAAGGCGGAAATGGTGGTGATAACTCAAATATTGGAGGCGGATCTGCAAATGGTGGCAATGGCGGCCCAGCTATAAAAGTTACTAGCTCTTCTACAATACAGATAACAAATAATAATGGTGCATTTATTGCTGGAGGAGGTGGCGGCGGAGCGGCTGCAGATCAACTTAAAAACACTGCTGGACAAAATATCACTGGTGGATCAGGAACTGCTGTATCAGGTGGGGGTGGCGGTGCTGGGGGTGGTAATGGAGGAGCTGGTGTTACTTTTTCCGCAGAACCCGGTGGTGCAATTAATCAAAATGGAGATCCAGTGCAGTTATCAGGAACCAGTTATACAACTGCTGCGGGAGCAGGTGGTGCTGGTGGTAGTGCTGGTGGTGGGCGTAAGTTGCCGGGAACAGGTGGTGTTTTTGTTAGCCCATTTGATAACCCTAGCCCATCAGGAATAGGAGATGGTGGGTCAGGAAACAATGCGGCTGGAATTGGTGGTTTTGCTACTAATTCAAGTTATCCAAATGGATTTATTACAGGAGGAGGTGGAGGTGGCTGGGGTGCCTCTGGAGGTAGTGTAGCGGCCAACCAACAAAGTGTTACGGGAATGTTTACTGCTGCTTCAGGTGGATCTGGTGGGGGAGCTATAACTAAAGCTGGATCTGGTGCATATAATTTGACCAACAACGGAAATGTTTACGGGAGTACAGCGTAATGAGAATATTAATATGTAGCACTCAACATTTAAACACATAATAATGACATTACCTAGCTCTGGCTCTTTATCTCTTAATCAAATACATATAGAGGCGGGTGGCTCTAGTGGAACTATTTGTACTCTTAACGATGAAGATATTAGGGGGATAATAGGCAAGACTATAAATACTTCTAATTCTATATTAGAATATTATGGTGCTTCTAGTATATCAATACAATCTGGTGATGGATTTTATTATCATCATACTATGGGACAAAACGCCAGTGACCCAAGTCAACCAGATCTTCAAAATGCAGTCATTTGGGTTGTAGTAAAATTAGGTGGTAATATAGTAAAGGGGAGTCTTAGTAATCAAACAGATGCATATGCTTTTACTGGGCCAAGAAATTCTGTAATTGCTGGGGCAAATCAATCAAGTTACACACATACAAATGGGCAAGTTTATGTGCCTAATGCTCAGATTAACAATAATGGCAGTAATCTTACAACTCATTTTCCTGATACAAGCTTCTCCACCAACCTTTCAACATATGATGATTTTGGGATTAAACTACAGGGGACGTAAATATAGACTTTTTTTAGTATTTAAGTATATTATTTAAAAAACTTCATGAAAGTAAGTTGTCATGGTATTGCAAAAATTTGAATTTAAACCCGGTGTTAATAAAGAACTTCCAGATTATGCTAACGAATTTGGTTGGCAAGATGGTAATAAAATTAGATTTAGATCTGGATATCCTGAAAAAATTGGTGGTTGGTCTAAAAAAGGAAGTAATCAATTTATTGGTTCGTGTCGTGCTTTAAAAAGCTGGCAAACTTTAGATTTAGATAAATATTTAGGCGTTGGTACACATTTAAAATATTTTATAGAGCTTGGTAATGTATTTCATGACATTACTCCAATTAGAAATACTACTGCAGCAGGTGACATTACATTTTCTGCGACTAATGGTAGTAGCACAATAACTGTTACAGACGTTAGCCATGATGCGAGAGAAAATGATTTTGTAACTTTTAGCGGCGCGGCAAATTTGGGGGGAAATATAACTGCTTCTGTATTAAATCAAGAATATCAAATTACAAAAGTAAATTCTAATAATGAATACGAATTTAATGCAAGAGTTGCTGGAACAGATATTAGTAATTTTTATACTAATGGTGCTGTAGATGATACTTCAGCTAGAATAAATGCTAGTGGATCAGATACTGGAAATGGTGGCTCTTCTGTTGTTGGGGCTTATCAAGTTCAGTCAGGTGTTGATACAGCAGTTTTTGGAAACGGATGGGGTGCAGGAACTTGGAATAGAGGGGCTTGGAACTCTGCTGCAAGTATAACTGTTTTGTCTGAACTAATGAGGCTTTGGCAGCACGATACATTTGGTGAGGATCTTATATTTAATATAAGAGATGGTGGAATATTTTATTATGACACATCAAACAGCTTAACTGAAAGAGCTGTTAATATTTCATCTTTAGCAGGAGCCAGCAATACACCTATCGTTGCAAAGCAAGTAATCGTATCAGACGTTGATAGACACGTTATTGCTTTTGGTTGCAATCCTATAGGATCTAGTACGCAAGATCCTCTTTTAATTAGATTTTCTAGCCAAGAAGACCCAGCAAATTGGACTCCTACTGCGTTAAATACGGCTGGTGATTTAAGACTAGGAACGGGTACTGCAATTGTTACAGCAGTACAAACAAGGCAAGAGATAGTGGTTTTTACCGATCAGTCTTTGCATTCTATGCAGTTTATAGGTCCACCATTTACGTTTGGCATAAATATGGTGTCAAAAAACATGACAATTAGAAGTCCAAACTCAGCAATTGCTGTTGCTGATAGAATATTTTGGATGGGCATTGATCAGTTCTATATGTATCAAGGTCAAGTAACGATAGTTCCATGTACTGTAAAAGAACATGTTTTTGATGATATAAATGAAGATCAGAGTGAGAAAATATTTGCTGCTCAAAATTCTGGTTTTGGGGAAATATGGTGGTTTTATCCATCAAAAAGTAGCGATAATATAGATAAATATGTCATTTATAATTATGAACAAAATATATGGTACTACGGAACTTTATCTAGAACCGCTTTTGTTGACAGGGGAATAACAGAATATCCTGTAGCAGCAGGTAATGATGGAAAATTATATTTTCATGAATTTGGTTTTGATGATCAAAGCGGAAATGTACCTGTATCAATAGATGCGTTCATACAATCTTCTCCTATAGATATAGGAGATGGAGAAACATTTAGTTACATTAGAAAGTTAATACCAGATATAACATTTAGAGGAAGCACTAATGCTTCACCAACTGTTACTTACACTATTGATGCGTATAATTATAATGGGGGCTTAACAGTAAGCACAGACACTGCAAATATTGTTAAATCCTCAAATGTTCCTGTTGAGCAATATACAGAAAAAGTGGATCTAAGAGTTAGAGGCAGGGCAATATCTTTAAAAATATCTTCTGATCAAGTTGGCACAACATGGAGATCTGGATTAAATAGACTTGATATAAGACCAGATGGGAAGAGATAATGGCAGATAATCCGCTACCAAAACCGTATTTTCCTGTACCTCCAAATCAATATGATCCTGCATATTTTAGGGAAATGGTAAAAATGTTTTCTGTATTTTTACAGCAAGCAAGTAATCCTAGCAAAATAACGGTTGATGGTTTAAATTTAAAACCTTTTGGTGCTAATGGTGTGCAGAGTTTTGCTAACAATGCATCTGCAATTTCAGGTGGATTATTGCCCGGCGATGTATATGCTGGAAATTTTGGAGATCTTAGAGTAGTTATTTCTCCAGACGTAATTGTTGCAAATACCGGAGTAGAGGGTATTATGAGCGTAGGAAATGCTACTGTATCAACACCTTAATGAGGTAAAATGTCTGATAAGTTACCTAAAGTATCAATTGCTGTAGTCGGAGTTGTCATAGCTCAGATTGGAGGTTTTATTTGGTGGACAGCACAACAGGCTAGTACAATACAGAACCTTGAAGAAACGGTAAATGTCCTAACAGTAGAGAATAATGCGACTGACAGAACTAATTTAATTAGAGATGTTGAAAGAAATACAGAGGATCTTCAAGAAATCATTGATATATTATCTGAAGTCTATGAAGACATGGAAGATGGAGACAACGAACTCTGGGAGGAGATTGATGTAATTCATGAAGACGTTGGGTCTATGGCCTCTCACATGATGGCTATTGTTAAGCTGCAATCTAGGATAGCAATCCTAGAAAGAACCGTGGAGTTTACAAGAAAAGATGGCATGTAAAAATGGACCCATTAACAATATTGGCAGGACTGAAAACGGGACTTGCCGCAGGCAAAACTGTTGCATCATTATCAAAAGAAATAGGTAATTTTTTTGACGCTACTGATGCGGCTAAGAAAAAATTACAAAAAAAAGGCGTAGGTAGTTCAGACGTAAATAGCATTGCGCTAGATCGCTGGGCGAAGGAACGTGAGGCTGCACAAGCTGAAGAGGAACTGCGCGAATGGGTAACAAATAATTTAGGTTTAAGTCAGTGGCAGGCTTTGCTTCGTATAAGAAAAGAAGTATTGCAGGAAAAGCGCGAAATGGAAGCTAGGCTGCGCCGTGAGGCTATAGAACGGCAAGAATTAGCAATTACCGTAGTTGGAATAATTGTTCTACTTACGTTTACTGCTGTCGGCTCTGCTGCTTATTTGCACTATATGCAGTGGATTGATGTTCGAGATTGGTTTAGGTGACACTTGTTGAGGTTAGGCATAATAGGTTTGTGGTATATACAGAAAGTGGTAAAGTTGTTATACAAACAAGTGACCTTAAAGTTGCAAGGAGTTTTTTAAATGCCGAAAACTAAGTATGATCTTAATGATAATGGGAAAATAGATCCAGAAGAGCGTGAAATAATGCTAGAAGATCGTCGTAGAATTATGATGGACGCTGATGCCAAACGTGACGCACAACGTAGAATGGCGTGGTTTAGCCTTACTGGTATGCTTTTGTTTCCATTCGGCGTAGTATTTACGGAATGGATGGAATTACCAAGAGCATCAGAAATGTTATCATCTATGAGCAACATATATTACGTCAGTATTGCTGCTATTGTTGCAGCTTATTATGGTTTTACAAATATGGGTAAGGGACAATGATAGGGCAGTTATTAGGGCCAGTAGCAGGTCTAGCGAGTAGCTGGCTTGATGCAAAGACTACAAAACAAGCTGCGGAAGCTAAATTAAAACTTACAGAGGCCGAAGCAAAGGCCAAGATATTACTGTCAGAAAAGACAAGCGTTGCTGATTGGGAACGCATCATGGCAGAGAACAGTGGTTCGAGTTGGAAGGACGAATTTTTTGTAATTGTTTTGTCAATTCCACTTGTACTTGCGTTTATACCGGGCGCAGAAGGACTTGTAGATAGGGGCTTTGAGCAGCTTCACAAGGCACCGGACTGGTATTTTTATAGCTTGGGTATTGCAATTAGTGCCTCATTCGGCGTGAAAGGCTACAAGCAGTTTGTAAGGAGAAAATAATGGCTTTCGAAGCATTAAAACTACTACAAGAAAAATGTGGTGTACGCCCAGATGGTGCGTTTGGTCCAAACACAGCTAAAGCTATTGTAGCGCACTATGAGCTCTCTCCAGAGCGAGGAGCGCATCTATTAGGTCAAACTGTGCATGAAAGTGGATCTTTTAAATATACATCAGAAAACCTTAACTACTCTGTAGATGCTTGTCTTAAAGTCTTCGGCAAATATTTTAAGACTGAAGAAGAGGCAGAGCCTTATGCTAGAAACCCAAAAGCATTAGCTGATAAGGTGTATGGACACCGTGGCGGGAATGACGGCCAAGGGTATGCGTGGCGAGGCCGAGGATTTTTACAATTAACGCACAGAGACAATTATAGAGCTTTTGCAAGTGATATGAGGATACCAGAGGTCATGGATAACCCAGATCTTGTAGCAAATGATTACGCAATGGATTCGGCTTTGTGGTTCTTTAAACGTAATAATATATGGAAAATATGCGATGAGGGTGTTAATGATGACACAATTAAACGTGTAACCAGGGTGGTGAACGGCGGCTATAATGGACTAGATCATCGTGTAAAAGAAACTAAAAAGATTTATGAGTGGATATCTTAGTACAATAATGCTAAAATAATGTAGAACATGTTGGAGAACTAAATGGGTTTAGGAACTTTATTTACACTAGGAAAAGCCTTAATAGGTGGTTCTGGTAATCCAATTACAGATTTTGCTACTAATTTTCTTATAAGTAAAGCTTTAGGTGGTGATACAAAAGACGCTGCAACAGCTACAATATTACAGCAAGGTTTAGGTTCTGCTGGCTTAATTGACAGTCTTTTTGGAAAAAAAGACGAAGAATCACCTGGTATTTCAGGATTAGCTTCTGCTATTTCAAATAGAGCTGGCCCTAAAGGGTATACTAAAAAATCTCCAAACGCTGGGGTATCTTCTAAAATAGCAGAAAAAGGATCTTCAAGTATACAGCCTATAAAATCAGGTGGACTTGGTTCATTGTTAGATAGTGACTTTTTAAATTCTCCTATAGGTATGGGACTTGCTGCTGTATTAGCTGATAAACTGTTTGGTTCTGATGATGTTGAAGGATCAGAAATTGCTAGTATGCCGTTTGGCGGAGTAGAGGGTTATACCAAATTAAATATTCCAAGACGTTTGGCGGCTGGTGGATATATTGATGGACAATATTTTCCTAGAAGAAACGGTGGCATCATGCCGTCAGAGGGTTCTGGTCAAAAAGATGATGTGCCTGCTATGCTTATGGCAGGTGAATTTGTATTAAATAAAAAAGCTGTCAAGGGTTTAGGCGATGGAGATCTTAATAAAGGTATTGAGAGAGCATACGCCATGCAAAATCGACTTGCATCACAAGGAGCATAGACATGGCTGAAGGACAAGTAGAAACAGTACAGCGGCGCCCAGAGTATATAGAACTCAGGGAAAAAGCTTTACTGGACGCAATATTTGGACAGTATGATGACAAAACAGGCTTTTCTGGTGGTCTTATACAAAACCCAGATATGTTCAAAATAGCTCCTTATAAAATAGCTGAAAGATCAGGTTTAGAAAATTATGCAAATCAGTTTTTAAGCCAAGATCCTCAAGGTTTTATGAGCAGAACAGATCCCTACTTTGACCAATCAAAAGACGCTATGAGTCAAGGTATAGGCGCACTAACGCAAGCTCAAAATATGATAACTGATCCTAATACTGTACAGGATTTTATGAATCCATATTTGGATGCAGTCGTTGAGCAAAGCATGTCTGATATAAATAGGGCAGGTGATCAAGCATTGATGAGAGGTGATGCTAGGGCTGTAAAATCAGGAGCTTTTGGAGGTTCTAGGCAAGGTATTCAATCTGCTGAAATTGAAAGAAATATTTTGGATGCAAAACGCAAAGCATCATCTGATCTTAGGTCAAAAGGATTTCAACAAGCACAAAAAGCTGCAATGGAAGCAGGTAGACTTACTGGTGGCATAGGTCAATCTCTAGCGGGTGCGGCTGGTAAGAGTGCTGACATTGGTAGAGTATATGGCGCTATGGCTCCTGCAGATCTTGGTTTCTTATCTGGCGTTGGTCAGGCAGATAGGGGCTACAGGCAAAATGTTATTGAGATGGCTAGAAAAGAAATGCAAAGGCCAACTGAGCAAGCATTATTACCATATAATTATGCTTATGGCGCTCTTTCTGGTACACCTTCTGCGGGTGTATACAACCAGGTTCAATCTACTACTGCGCCTGCAACCAATCCTCTGTTGGCAGGAGTTGGAGCTTATACAACAATACAGGGTATTAACGCACAATAAGGCGAACAATTATGGCTAATCCTTTAGAAGCTTATGAAAAAGTATTAACTGAAAGAGGTCTTGGAACTCCAAAAACAAAATTAGACGCCATGATACAAAGTGGTGAACTAACAGATCCCTTAGAAAGATTTCCTGTAAAAAAAGGAAGCGGTGTTGATGACGTTCAAAGATTTTTTATGGGTCTTGGTAACACATTAAAAGCTGGTGGTCGCAGTAGACTTCCGGGTGGAGCTTATTCACCTTATGTTGTTCCTAAGAATATACAGGAAGCAACTGAACAAGTTACCGATGCAGGGGAGTTAAAACCTGATTTAACAGGCGCTAAATTTGATGACAAAGGAAACTTAATCGGTAAAACACCAGATGATTTTGTTCCTTTTGATACTAATATTTTTGATGCAGCAAATACAGAAATATTAAAAAATTTAAAGCCTGGGGAAGAGCCGCCAACAAAATCAATAATGGGATTAATGGGTGCTAGTGATGAAGCATTAGCTCAACTTGAGGTTGCAGAAAATGAAGCTCAAAGAGCGAAAACTCAAAAAGAAGCCATGACTGCTTTAGCTCAATTAAATCAAGAAGTTGCTGAAGGTGAAATGGGCAGAAAAAAACCAAGTGGAGCTGTAATCGAAAGTGCTTTTTCATCAGCTATGCAAGATTATATTGAGCAAGCTCGTGGTGCTGGACCTAAAACAAAAGAGATGTCTATCGATGATTACAAAAAAGAATTTGCTGAAGCTACTGGCATAGATATAAGCGGTAAAGTAGACAAAAGTTCGGCTTTGATGGCGTTTGGTCTTGCTCTTATGCAAAATAGAGCAGGTAAAGGTTTTAATGTAGGTCGTATGCTTAGTGCAGTGGGAGAAGCTGGAGAAGCTGCTTTACCTGCATTGGAAAAAGCTAAACAAACTGCTAGGGCTAATGCTTTAGCGGCAGGTCAATATGCCTTACAAACCAGAGCAACCGATCGAGCTACTGACGCCGCTAATCAAGAAAAGCTTATGAACCGTGGTAAATATTGGATTTACAAAAAAGGTGGTAAGGGTGCAGAATTTTCTGAATTTGATAATGGAGAGTTTGTTGATTTAAATAAATTTGAACTTAACGAACTTTTAAACAATCCCGATTTTGATAAAAATTATGAATTTATTGATGCTTCTGATCGTTTGTCGATTCTTGAAAAACGTGCTGAAGGTCAAGATCTTGGCGATATGTGGGAGAGTTATGAGAGAATATCTCTAATTGGTGGTAAAGCTGATGAAATGCCTCCTGAATTACAAGTTGTAGCAGCGGTGGCTGATTCAAATTATAAGGGAACAACTCCAACACGTTATAAGCTTGCTGAAGATCCTAAAACAGTTGCTCGTAGGTTTGCTCAATATCAACAGGATATAAATTCTGGAACAAAGAAAATGCAAGATTTATTATCTGCGTTAGATAGTGGCGTAACAATTCCAGAACAATTTTTATCTAAAGCTAACGAAATATTAGTCGCTTTTGGTATCGGAGAAACAGATGATATTACAGATGCTAAAAGAGAATTAAAAAATATTGCAATAGATAGAGCTACAGAAATTTTAAGAGAGTCTGGAAAAACACTATCAGATAGAGACCGTGATCTCGTAATAGAGAGAATTGGTAAGATATCCTGGGGTAGCGCAGATGTAGATCAAATAAGAAAACAATTAAAAGATATTTATGATCTTACTATTTTAAAACCTCAAAGAAATTTAGATACAGCTATAGAATGGTTAGAAGTAAATGCTGGAATAAGCTTTGGTGCTCCAGAAGATGATATGCCAACACAAGAAGAGCTCGATGCTATAAATAAAGCTACTGGCAAAAATCTTACAATGGATGATTTTAAAAAATGACACCTCAAGAAGAATTAAGAAAATTTAGAGAAAGTCAATTATCCCCACAGGAATTGCTTAGAAAATTTCGTGAGTCTCAACCTGAAAGAGGATTTTTAGGTGCTAATAGACCACCATCTTTTGATGAACTGTTATCAACATCTAAAGAACAAGACGAAAATTTTGATTATGAAACAGGCGCTAGGGGTGGATTAAGAGCAAAATTATCATTTATGGAGACTGCTGAAGAAAAAGAAAACTTTCTTCGTCAAAGAGTTGGAGATGAGGGATTTACTAAAGACTCAAAGGGCAACTTAGCGTTAACACCTGCTGGTCAAGCCAAGGAGGGTATGGAGCCCATTGGTAAAAACCTTGTAATTGAAGATAAAGGCTTCACTCTTAGAGACTTTTCTGATGTAGCTGGCTTGGCTCCAGAAACCGTTGGATCTGTTATTGGTGGTATACTTGGGGCTCCAGGTTTGTTTACGGGTGCTGGACTTGCCGCCGCTGGAGCTGCAGCGGGTCAGACGGTTGAAGAAGCTATTGAAGGGCTCATGGGTCTTCAAAAACAAACAGGTTTAGAAGTCGGTAAAGACGTTTTAAAAGAAGCCGCTTTAGCTGGCGCTGTAGATTTTGCTACAGTTGGAACATATAAGTTACTTCGTGGTGCTGTTAACGTAGCCGGAAAAGGAGCAAATGCCGCCGCTCGAGCTACCGGACAAGTGCAAAATGAATTAAATCAAGAAGGCGCTGAAAGAGCTTTACGCCTTTTAGATAAAAATGCTCAACCAAGTTATGAGGCCGCAGGGATGAATGCGGCTGTATCTAGGCTTTCTCAAATAGCAGAATCCATTGGTGGAGGCAAAAGCAGAGGTCTTAAAAACATTGGTTTTGCACTTAATGAAAAGGCAAAACTTTTAGAAAAATATGGGGCGGCAAGTTCTGAAGAGCTTGCAGATATTCTTGGTAAAGCCGCACCAGAAACAGCAAAAAAACTTCAGAAAGACATAAAAAAAGCTCAAAGAGCTGGTATGGTAGCTATAAACGATAGCCTCAATATATTAACTCAATCTGCTCGTGAAGGTGCTGAAATTGAAGATTTTGTTTTAAAAGCACTTACAGATAATTATGAAAGTTTTATTAAAACTGCTGACGCAGAGTGGGCGGCAATTGATGAGACTTTAAGTGGTATTCGAGGAACAATTACATTGAATGGGCAAGCAGTAGAGGCTACTGGGGCGCAACTGCCTATTTTTGACATACAGGCATTTAAAACAAAATATGATGATATAATCGCAGATGATTATGGAGGTGCAACAGGGCTACCCCCAGAAGAGTTTGTACAAATTGGTAATGATATTGCTCAATTAACAAAACTTGGAGCAGTAGAAGGTTTTACTTCTTTTAATGGCATGAAAAATCTTCGTAAAAAAATTCAAGATACTTTGATGAACCCAAAGTTAAGCACTGGAGACACAACCGCAAGAAGATATTTATCTGATGTTCGTGATCGAATTGACGAAATGATGTACGGCAAAATAGATATGGAATTTACTGGGCTTGATGATGCAGGTCAAAAAATAATGGAAAAAGCTATGAAGCAGTTGGAAAGTGCTCGAGCTTCATACAATGCAGAAATTGGTCTTTACCAAGGTTTGGAAAAGTTAAACATTTTAAGAAATGTGGGCGAAGCTGGTAAGGATGTTAAACTAGTAGCTGGCAGATTTTTTGATGACATTGTAGGCTCACCAGATCGTGTAAATGCTGTTTTAAAAGCTTCTGAGAAAAAACTTATAGATCCAGACACAGGTAAAACATTAAAAACAGCGGCAGAACAAAAAGAAGAGGTGCGCAAAACTCTTGCTCAAAGATTTGTTGATAACGCTTTAATTGCTGGTAAAAATGAATTTGGTGATCCAGATAAATTTAGTGGTGTTATGTTTAATAACTACATAAATGGCAAAGCCTTAAAAAAATCTGGTAAAATTATTTTTGGCGATGATTGGGAGCAAGTTCAGCGTATATCCAGGTCTTTGGCTTATGATGGCATCAAAACAATGGACAATGAGGTTTTAGAAAAAGCTCTTGCTCAAAATCCTCCTGATCAAATAGTTAATAGTCTTAAAAGCATAAGAGATGCTCAAATTGGCCTCGAAGAAGCTATGTCAAGTAAAATTATTCGTCAAATATCAGAGGGTAAATTAGATCCTCAAGATGCGGCGACTCAATTGATAAGTCCTAAAACTACAATTGCTGAAATGAATAGAATTATGGACTTCTTTAAAAATGATCCAGCGGCTCAAGAAACTATAAGAAAAACAATTATTAATGATATACTTAACTCAGTTGACAAAAATATTTTTGTAGATGCAAAAGCTGGATTTTCTTTGCAAAACGCTTTGGATGCATACAAACCTAAAATGTTAGAAAAAGTTTTAGGAAAACAGGCTGTTGATGATTTAAAAGAGTTTTCTCTTGAGTTAGCAATGTTAAGTGATACCGGAAGAAGAAGCGCAGGTTCTTTGGCTGCAGACCAAATTAGAACAGGAGCTTTCACAGCGCCAGTCAAGAATGCAGGAAAGATGGCTCGTTTTAAATTTTTAGATTTTATATTTAATCGTCCTTCTACAATGCGTACAGCGTTAGAAATAAAAACTGGCAGAAGAACTCCTGAACAAGCTGCACAAACTGTATCTCAGGTATTAAATGAGGCCGCTACTCAAGTAGGCTCTGGAAGAACTGTAGGTGAAAGACTATCAGGTGTAGGCAAGGGATTGAACGCTTTTAACAGGGGTCGAGTTATAGGAAGACAGGCTACGGGACAATTACTTACAAGCCCTCAACAAGTTCGTGGAACTCCGCCTGCAAACCAAACAAATGTACCAGATGTTCAACCATCACCAGTTAATTTAGGAAATATTCAAGTAAACAGAAGAATTAATTCAGATGTTCTTAGAAGACAAGCAAATCTAAGAGAACGAGCTAAAAGAAACCCCTACATTGCGGCTACACTACTTGGTGGTTTGGGGAGTGCAGGGCTACTCTAATCCTTTACGGTGCTTAATCCACCAGATACAGATATAGGGTGATTTTCAAGAAATTTTTTAGATGGAAATCCTTGTTTTTCATAAACATCATCAATAATTATAGCAACTTGCTCTTTCAAACTTCTACGTTCTTTTTTTGCTATCTCTACTATCTTTTCATAAGTGCCTATGCTAACACTTACTGACTTTAGTTTATAACCCTTAGACACTACTATAACTCCCTAAATGTACTCAAAATTACGATATAATCCCAGAATCAAAAGGTCAAGGTCAAAGTACGGAAACAAAAAGACCACCATACATGGAATTACATTCGATTCGAAGTGGGAATCGGAACGCTATTTGTATTTAAAGTCCCTCGAAAAAGCTGGTAGAATAAAAGATTTAGAGCTCCAGCCACGCTACAACATCCTGGTAAACGATCAAAAAATTTGTGCGTATGTAGCCGATTTTAAATACAATAAAGAAAATGCAGATGGTGTATGGGAGCATATTGTTGAAGATGCAAAAGGTGTAGAAACACCTGAATTTAAACTAAAAAAGAAGCTTATGAAGGCTGTTTTTGATATTGAAATATATCTATCTAAAAAAAATTCTTGACTAACATAAAATATTTTGCGAAGTGTAAGGCTCTAGAAAATTTAAGTGGAGATTTGCCATGAGCAATCAATTACTCGAGCGCAGAGAAGAACTGCGTACTATTATCGATGGGCATAAAAAAGAGCTCTCAGATATAAATGAAAAAATCCAAAATACTTGGTACCTACAGGTTCGTGACGCTTTACGAGCCGCTGGTAAGGATTTTGGTTCGACTACAATCATGTCTGGAAATAAAAAGCTTAAAGCAAAAATTGGCAAGAAGGTTACTTGGGATCAAGAAAAGCTTTTTGACCAATTAAATAAAATGTCACCAGAAAATGCAAAACACTATGGAAAACTTGTTGTTTCTGTTGAGGAGCGAAAATACACAGCCGCTCCACCAGATATTAAAAATCAATTAGAAGATTGTAGAACGGTAGAAATGGGAACTTTCTCAATAGAAGAGGATAATTAAATGGGTCTACAAATTATATCAGCCGAACAACGGCTTGCAGAAAAGCGCGGTCATAAGATCGTAGTGTGCGGAGCAAGTGGTGTTGGTAAAACAACATTAGCAACAACGCTTGATCCTCAATCAACATTATTCATGGATCTGGAGGCAGGGGATGCCGCTATTGAGGGACATCCGATTGACGTTATTCGTCCACAAACGTGGAGTGAGTGTCGTGACTTTGCCTGCTATCTTGGTGGTGGCAATCCATCCTTGCACGAAGATCAGTGCTATAGTCAGGCGCACTATGATAGTGTTTGTCAGATGTATGGTGATCCAAGTAAACATGTAAATAAATATCAAACGCTCTTTATTGATTCAATTACAGTAGCTGGGCGTTTGTGTTTTCAGTGGTGTCAGCAACAACCAGAGTCAAGATCTGACAGAACTGGTAAGCTGGATACTCGTGCGGCTTATGGTATGCACGGACGCGAAATGATGGCATGGCTTACACACCTACAACACATTCGCGAAAAGAACGTAATCTTTGTCGGTATTTTGGACGAATACACGGACGATTATGGGCGTAAGCAATATGCGCTCCAGATCGAGGGTTCCAAAACTGGCAAAGAATTACCTGGCATCGTAGATGAAATGATTACGATGGCGGTCTTGGGAGGGGACAATGGACCGTATCGTGCTTTTATCTGCGATGCTTTAAACGAATGGGGTTATCCTGCAAAGGATCGCTCTGGTAGGCTCGAAACATTAGAAGAGCCGCATCTTGGTAAACTTATTGAGAAAATGGGTAATGGGGGCAAGACAGATAGACAGTTAAACTTTGTTAACCCCAATGATCAAACTTTAGCAGAAGGAACAGAAAATGCTGAATCTAAATAACGCCGCCGTTTCAGAGGCACCAACACAAACACGAACACTTATTCCAAATGGCACAGTATGTCGTGCAATCATTGTAGTTAAACTTGGAGATATGGAGATACCAGAGTTTGGCAACGGTATGTGGTTCAAAAAGTCAGCCGCCACAAGTGCCAAATGGATGGAACTAGAGTTCACGGTCGTTGGCGGAGAACACGACAAACGTAAATTTTGGCATCGTATCTTTGTCGATGGCGATAAGATGGGTGCAAGCGGTATCCCATTAGCCAAAGAGATTGGTCTGTCTACACTTCGATCAATAATTGAAAGTGCAAACAACATTGATCCATCTGATATGTCAGAGAGTGCGATGCAAAGGCGCAATATCAGTGGCGTTAATGACTTGAGCGGCATGGAAATTTGCGCTAAAGTAGGCATTGAAAAAGGCACAGCAGGCTATGAGGATAAGAATAAACTTATGGCGGCAGTGACACCGAACCAAAAGGATTTTATCCCTTCTGGACAGGCACCGATGGCGCAAGCACCTGCGGCTCAACCGCAACAAATGGCGCAACCAACATCCGGTGCAGTTCCAAGTTGGGCTAATAAGTAATCTAGCGGCACAGGTTTATTCCACACCTGCTAGACCTCGCACAGGGGGGGCGAGGGTCCAAAACCCCCCACCATCTAGATAAGAAGTGGATTCGGATATGTTACTGCGACCCTATCAAGAGGCCGCTATCACTGATGCTTGCAAAGCATTAGATAAGCATAAAAATACAATTGTTGTTGCACCTACTGGAGCAGGCAAAACGATTATGTTGTCGGCGCTCGTAGGTAAAAGATACAAGAACGGCAAGAAGGTTCTTGTTATGCAACACAGAGATGAACTTGTAGATCAAAACAAATCCAAGTTCGAGCGTCTTAATCCATACATCACAACAAGTATTGTTAACGGCACAGTCAAAGATTGGAAAGGTGGCACTGTATTTTCTATGGTGCAAACAATATCCAGGGATAACAATCTTAAAGATCGACCTGCTTTTGACATGGTTGTTATTGACGAAAGTCATCATGCGGCAGCCGATACATATTTAAAAGTTATTGATGCAGTTAAAGAAGACAATCCAGATGCAGAGATTGTAGGTTTTACTGCTACGCCCAACAGAGGCGATGGAAAGGGATTGCGAAAAGTATTCAATAATTGTTCGCATCAAATAGATATTACAACACTTATTCGAGAGGGTTTTCTTGTACCGCCAAAGTCATACGTCATTGATTGCGGTGTAAACGATAGCCTTAGAAACGTGGCTATTAGCGGCAACGACTTCAACATGGAGCAAGTTGAGTCGATCATGAATCGCAAGGTCATCAATCAAAAGGTTGTCGAAGAATACATAAATCATGCAGAGGGCAGAAAGACTGTTGTATTCTGTAGCACAATCAAACACGCAGAGGATTTGTTAGAAGAGTTTACAGATCAAGACATCAATGCAAAATTAGTCACAGGGGACACTCCAAAGGCAGATAGGGCTCAGATACTCCATGATTTAGCTCATGGTAATGTTGAGGTCGTAGTTAACGTATCTGTTCTTACAGAGGGCTTTGACGCTCCACCAGTGTCGTGCATCATTCTAACCAGACCATGCTCTCAGAAAGCTACAATGGTTCAGATGATCGGGCGTGGTTTACGCACAATAGATCCAGAAGAGTTTCCTAATCTAGTTAAGAGAGACTGTATTGTTTTAGATTTTGGAACAAGTGTACTGACGCATGGATCATTAGAAGACTCAGTTAGCTTAGATGATAAAGAAAAAGGTGAAGCACCACTTAAACAATGCCCAGAGTGCGAAGCCGTTGTTCCTATGGGCTCGAAGATCTGTCCTATCTGTGAACACATTTTTGATAGCGGCGAGAAAGAAGAAAAAGAAGAACTTCACACGTTTGAAATGACAGAGTTTGATCTGATGCAGATGTCTCCATTTAGATGGATGGATATGTTTGGGGATCAAAGCCTGCGTATGGCTATGGGGTTTGAAGGCTTTGTTGGAGTTGCAAATACATCTGATGTATCAGTTGCTTTTGGTAGAAATAAACAAGGCAAACTAAAAGTTCTTGCCGTTGGCGGTGGTGTACAATGCACGGCGGCTGCAGATGATTTTTTACGAGAGATTGAGGACGGCAATGCCGCCAAGAAAACAAAAAGATGGTTAGATCAACGATTAACGGACAAACAAAGATCGCACCTGGCTACTCAAGGGATAAATGTTGAACCGTTTGATTTCTCTTGGACGAAGTACAGAGCGGCTTGTATGCTTAGTTTCTTATGGAACAAGCGCACAATCGAGGCAACAGTGGAGAGGTATTTATGAAAAAAAATAAATTTCATCCAAAAGGTCATGTGGCGTTACCTGTTCCAGAAGGTATGTTGAAGACGATGAAATCTGGAAAAAGTAATGCTGAAGCACTGAATCGTTGGCAAGTAAAAGACGTAAAGACTCGATGGGCAGTTTATGATGATGGTCTTAAAATTTGGTATAACGGAAAGCTTATAGCTGAGATACATCCAGATGAGTTTAAATATTTATTATCTGATCTCGCTATGTATTTAAGGAGGAAATAATGCAATGAAAGTTAGGGAAAAATATGGTTATACAGTTTTTTTTCGGCACGATTATGACAGTCAAAAGCTAAATGATTTGTTGGCAAGTGATGGCGTAAAATTACTGTTTCAAAACTTTCATCAATTTAATTGTCTTGATTGTGGTAAAGAATTTTTAGCGCAAAATAAAGGCACTGGTACAAAATATTGTAGCGCTGGATGTAGAAATAAAGCTTCACGACAGCGTTTAGTAAACAAGTTAGTTGAAGAAGAAATTGCACGAAGAAAAGAACAGGGGTTGATATGAGTGATTTACCAAAACCAGTAAGTGAATTGTCATTTGTATTAGAGAAGTTTGGTTGGGATACCAAGTTTTCTGATCTGTCACTAGATCAGGTTCATGTATTAATATTTGCTTTGCAGGAAGCAGAAAAATTATCAGAGGAGATAGACATTGGAAAGCTCGAAGACAAATACTATAAGTCAACAGGCTCTTGGCCTTCTACAAGTATCCCCTTCTGATCTCGTAGCAGAGGCAATATCGCAAGCAGTAGACAAAGCTATCGTAGAAAAGAATAGCAAGCGCCAAAGAAGAAGATATTTAGGCGCATCTAGCATAGGTGAAGAGTGCAGTAGAAAAATACAATATCGGTATTTGAACTATCCAACTGATGAAGGATCAGGTTTTAGTGCTAAAACACTTAGGATATTTGAGTTTGGTCATCACATTGAGGATCATGCTGCCGCCTGGCTACGAGATGCAGGATTTGATCTTCGAACAGAGGACAAAATGGGGCAACAGTTTGGGTTTTCTATAGCTGGTGACGAAATCAAGGGACACATTGATGGCGTGATCTGTGGTGGTAACGTGGATATGGGATATCCTGCACTGTGGGAAAACAAATCAGCAAACGATCAGAAATGGAAAGCATTTCAGCGCATGGGGGTAGCCAAGGCAAATCCCGTTTACGCTACTCAGATCGCTTTATATCAAGCCTACATGGAACTCACAGATCATCCTGCGCTCTTTACAGTAATAAATAAAAATAATTCTGAAATTTATTATGAGTTGGTGCCATTTGATCGAGAGTTAGCACAGGCCGCAAGTGACAAGGCTGTAAATATCTTGACTGCGGCAAAAGCAGGTGACATTCTACCTCGCATAGCTCAAACAAAAGATTTTTATCTTTGTAAGTTTTGCGAGTTTAGGGAGACTTGTTGGAATAGTTAAAAAATCAGGGGGTAGGCAAAAGGACTATTATCTACCCCCCGAAGAGGTAAATAGGTATATAGGGACAATATAATGTCATTAAGGGTAGTTGGCAATACAAGATATGGTAACGGACAGAGAGATTTAGTCGCAGAAATCACGGATAAAGTTCCGTCTTATGTGCAAGTAGATGCTCTAAAAAACGCTTATCCAAACGGAAAAGTTGTTCGTAATGAATTTTATTTAGGATCTTTAAGTGGAGAGCCAGGGCAGTCTCTCAAAATAAATATAGATCCATCGAGCCCAGATTTTATGCGCGGCATGGATTTTAATACAGGCGATGGCATTGGGGGTATAACTAAAATCCTCATGGCGGCGTATAATTGGAAGATAAGAGATGTAGCAGATCATTTTTCTACATGGTTGGAAAAGCCACAAACAGAACCACCCATGAATCCGATACAACCAAAGCAAGAACAACCACAGACCGAACAAATAAAACGAAAAAGGGTCATTGATTATTCAACACCACATGATGCTGAATATCTGTATTTATCAGAAGACGGTGAAGTTATTGTTGCTGTTAGAAAATACATCGAACGAGATCAAACTGGAGAAATTGTCCGAGATAGTGACGGTAGTGCAAAAAAAGAATTTCGTCAGTTTCCTCGATTACCAGAGACAAGACCGCTTTATAACCTACCGCAAATCAAAGAAGCAGATCGAGTCATATGGGTTGAAGGAGAGAAGTGTGCCGATGAATTAATAAAACTAGGACACACAGCAACTTGCACTATTGGGGGCGCAGGAATGCTTTCTCAACGCACTAAAGATAAGTTTGATTTCTCTCCATTGCATGGAAAAGAATTTATTATATGGCCTGATAATGATGATGCAGGACAGAAACTAGCTAGGATCATACAAGAACTTGCGGTAAATGCAGGAGCTAAATCTGTCACAATGCTCACACCACCAAGAGGTAAACCAAAAAAATGGGATGCCGCTGATGCAATAGAAGAGGGCTTTGATATATCAAAGTTTCTCAATGCACCAAATCATAAAGTAAAAAGAACACTATCTCTTAAAAATAGAAATCTTTTAATAGCCGAACAATTTCATGGATCTCCACCTGAACAAAAGTTTTTAATTGGAGATACTATACCATTAGGAATACCATGTGTTTTTGCCGCTGCAGGAGATAGCGGTAAAGGTATGATGACATTAGATCTGGCTATGAAAGTTGCATCTGGTCAATCTATGCAAAGATCTTTCGGTGGATTAGTCGCTCATCATGGATCAGCTATTATCTTATCTGCTGAAGACGATAGAGATGAATTACATCGTAGAGTTAGCCGACTCGATGCTACGAACAATCGTTCAAACTACAAGCATGACTTATTAATTGTACCTTTACCAAACGAAGGTGGTGTGTTTCCGATTATGATGAAGTCAGATAATACCTACGTTACATCACCAGAGTTTGAGAAGATCTACGAAGAAATGCTTGAGATTGAGGATCTGGCTTTGGTTGTTATTGATCCTATGGCTTCATTTGTACACGCAGATGTAAATGCAGACCCAGCGGCTGGCGCGGCGTTCATGGGTCTGTTAGCTCAAATGGCTACAGAAACAGGGGCTACGATTATAGTCAATCACCATATGGCTAAGATTAGAGATAAAGATCCGGTCACAACCCCAGAAGAAGCTCGTAATCTTATCCGGGGTACGTCAGCTATTGTCGATGGGGTCAGGTCAGCTTTTGCTATTTGGCAAGTCGATGAGGGTGTTGCCAGGACACGTTGTAAAAATCTTGGCGTTACTTATACAAGGAACGCTGTGTTCGATGGAGCCGTGGTTAAATCAAATGGCGTTGCTAATCGGGATATAAGACACTTTATTCGTAACTCAAACAACGGGCTGCTAGAGGATAGAAGTGAAGATATTAGAAGTATTATTGGTTCTGAAGTCGTTAGAAATAGACTCGAATATGTATTTAATTTTATCAATCTTCAGGAACAAGCAGGTAATTATATGACAAAAGATGGCAATATTGATGGTGTTTGGGCATCAATTCAAAACGCACCATCTACAGATGTAAATGCTATTAATCTAAGAGATGATGGAAGAACTACAATTAAAAACACTGTTACAGCTTTACTACAAGATGGCAGATTAGGTGCTTATAGAAGATCGGATAAAGGTAAGAAACAATTTATCGGGGTTGTAGGTGGTGATTTGTATCAAGAAGAACAAAATATAATTCATGGAGTTGAATAATGAAAGCAAAGGTAAAAGGTAAAATTTACGAAAACGAAGAGGCTCGAATAAGATATGAGGATCTTTATAGTAAAGCCTGGTGCGTTCAAAACAGGTTAGATGTATCAGAAAAACCTCATCTTCGGGGGCAAATAAAAATAAAAACTTTTGCAGAAAAAGAAGATGAAATTAAAAATTTTTCTAAAAATGCAAAAATGGTTAATAGTTTTTTAAACAGAAAAATGGACATACCAAAAATTGCAGAAGTAATGTTTTCAACTGAACAGTTTGTTAAAAATATAATAAAAAAATATAACCTGCCTAGATAATTAATTAGGCCGTATTTTTGGCCTAATTATTTTTGTTGACTGAGCATTTGAAACAACGCAGTACATAGACATTTCATTACCATATAACTCATAAATGTGGTCGTAAATATTATCAAATGTGCGGCTGCTCATGGCTTTGATGCAATGCCGCTCACTCTCAAACCAAACAACTGTGTCAATCTCATGCGTGTTCAACATATAAGAAATAACTAATGCTGTATAATATTCAATCATTTCTTCCACACATCGTTAATTAAGATCTTATCTTTATCTCCACCAAATTCAATGATGAACTCGCTCTTAGCCATCTGGCTAGCTTTGGCAGAGCTCTCAGCTTTGATAGGATAAGTCTTTTTAACAACGCCCTCTATCTCAACAAAAAACTCTCTTTTTTCGGGATAGTTTTCGGGTTTCGGGAATACATGAACTGTATGAAATTTATCATCGTCTGTCATGGCTAATTCCTAATTCTTTCATCCAATTTTGCAAAGTTTGATAATTTTTTAAATTTAATAATTTTGCAGCTGAAGTAAGATTATTTTCTTTTTCCAAAGCACGTTCAATATACGAGCGTTTAAGAGCATCAATCGCTCGTTTAATATCGAAGTCTTCGGGATTATTTTTAACATCCATATTAATTTCCTTTTTACCTAGTTTATCTGTTATTATACAAAAATTTTTATAAAAAAAACCCCCAATGCCAAAAACAGAAATTAAAAAGCATCGAGGGTATAGTAGTTTAGTAATTGGAACGTAGGAAACAGGCGATGTTCCTACTAAAAAATATATGACATAAGCTGTCCTGGTGGGCAAGAAAAAAAATTTTCGCCTGCAGCCTTCGGGATCGGGGCTCAAAATATTCCAAAATGAACTCCTAAAATCCAACCACAGACCATAAAAATAATAATACCTGCAATCAAAAATTCTTCAAAAATTCGGTTCATAAAGAACTCCCTCCTCTTCTTTTTGCTTGTAGTAATTTATCTCCTTAACCAAACTCTCAATTCTAGGATCTTCAGGATTCTCCCATTCGATTTCATCTCGCATCTTTTCCAGTCTCTTTTTTAATACGCTCACTAATTCGACTTCAGCTATTCCTAAAACTTTCATCCCCAGTCCTTTCTGTCTTCCTCATTGAGCCATCCTTCCATGTAGGCTTCGATTTCACTTTCAGTCATGTCAATCTCGGTCACAACATTTCTACCAATGGTATCCAACCAAATTCGTGGCTCTGGTTTTCTCCCATAATATCGATCAGAAGAGCCGCGATCTGCGGCTCTCTCTTCACGATCCATCACCCATGATTTCACTCTTCCCACTTTTCTTCCTCCTTAAAACCAAACGCCGTTACATCTTCCATTTCGACGCATTCTTTAAGATAAGATCGAAGATCATCAATAGCTTTTGACTCATCTTCTGCCTCAAAAATATCAACAAAAGTTACTTTAAACTTTGGCATCTTTCACCTCCATATAGCTTTCGATTAACCCTTGCGCGACTTGCGCCGTGATGGCGTTTCCGTAGGCGCGGAGCCGTCCCACTCTGGCGGTAGCCCCATGAGCCAACGGGAATGTGCTGGGTTCAACTGGCCTCCACTTTCCATCTCGGCAGAGGAGCCAGTCAGTATCTCGCCAGAAACCGTTAGTCTCATTGGCTCTGGTTTGGGCTTCACTTCCCCTTTCGCCTCCATCACCGCTTCGATCATCTCTGGTGATACTTGCTCCCTCAGATTGCACGGAAACGATCTGTTCTTTCTCGTTGTCTGATGCATCCTGATCATGGCCTCCTTGCTCCGTAATGGAAGACTGTCCATCGTGTTCGGTGTCGCCCATCCAGCTAGTGCTTGCGCCGTGTCCGCTAAGTTCTGTCCTGCGCCCCGTGTCTCCAGTCTCTTCTGACTGTACTCCTGTGGATTTTTCACTCGGCTCATATTGTCGTCCGCTACTTGCGGTGTCGGCCATCCCGACATCTGACTCTGTTCGGGTAGATTGTGACCCCGACTGTTCCATTCCTTGACCGACTCTGGTTTTGCCGCTCCCTTGTGATCCGCTGTTGTCGGGGTTGCCCACCCCGATAGAACCGCTACTACTTCTTCCAGATTTGATTTGTTCCGATTGGCTAACTTGTCTCGGTTTTCTTCCGTTATTATTGGATGAACCTTGTTGGCTCTCGGTGTCGGCCATCCAGCCAGTTGAGCTTGCGCCCCCGTGTTCCAACCGTGCTTCCCGTTCAGATGTGACGGGGCTATGTTCGTTCCGCCCTTCATCGATGTCGGGGTCGCCCATCCCGATAGTTGAGCCGCTACGTCCAGAGTGTCCGTGCTTATCTTGCCATTTCGAATCCGTCCGCCCTGATATCCGCCCTTGTGATCTCGGGTTGTCGGTGTCGGCCACGAACCAAAGTCTTTGCCTGATGTGCGGCGCACCGAAGCCCGCAGAGCAGAGATCGAAAGCCCCGATGGCGTAGTCCGCTCCTTCCATGTCAGCTTGTACAAGGTCGATCCAACCGAGGCCGTCTTTTGACGCAACCTGTTCTCCAAAGACCGTTGAAGGTCGGCACTGTTCGATGAGGTGGAACCAGTGAGGCCAGAGGTGCCGCTCGTCAGTAACCCCTTTTCTGCTACCAGCGTTGCTGAAAGGCTGGCACGGACAAGATCCTGTCCAGACTGGTCGGTCATCTTCCCATCCAGCCGATCTGAGTGCGTAACTCCAGACGCCGATTCCAGCGAAGAAGTGACATTGAGTAAATTCTTGAAGTTCATCTGGTCGGACATCTGATATGCTCCTTTCGTCCACTATCCCATCTGCGATATGCCCAGACCGAATTAACGATCTGAGCCATTCTGCGGCGTATGGGTCAATCTCATTATAGTATGCCCATTTCTGTCCGCCTATAGATTTGTGCGTCACCAAGGTTGCACCATATTTCTTATTGATCGGGCTTCATATAAACGCTTTTTGTAAACATCAACTTCGGGAAACTCTTTTACAACATCTTCCATGTGTTCAACCATGTGATCCATTGCAACCTGAAGCACGTTCATTTGACTTTTAGTCAAAGTCCAAGCCTTCTCATTTATAATGTGAATTTTATTAAGTTCACTCATATCAATCATCCTCCTCTTCCATACTGTCATAAGCACCGCCAATTGCTTCGATCAATTCTTCATCATCTATAGAGGCCAACCTATACAAGATGGCCTCCCTAAATTCTTGAGGGGTAACGGTTTCACCTTCAGGGTCTCTACAACCTTGAATACTAAAAGCGATATCAAAAGCGTTGTCATACGTTTTCCCTTTGTGCCAGTGGTTTTTTAATTGGTATCCTACTCCCATTATTCGTCCTCCTCTGAACTCCAACCCTCTTTCTTTTTAACGAACTCTCCAAAGTAATACTCATCAACTTCGTGATCTAAGCAAAACTCAACAAACTCAGGATCGTAATCTAAAGGGTCTCCGTCATCAGGACTTGGGTAAACGGAAAATGATTGCTTGTTATATTCCTTATAAATCTCCCCAAACCTTGGGTTTTCTTCAGGCTTCCAACTTGTCTTCTCACCTTCCTTAAATTCACCTTCAAACCAACCGCCCTCATCAATGTAATCGGCACAAACTTCTATGCCCATTTCATGCAATTTTCTCCATATAGGGAGCGGTGGACTCCAAGCCGTCCAACATCTGAATTTAAAATACTTCACAGGAATTGGATAGTGATTGTCATCTTGTAATTTTTCAACAATCGTAGGATCACAAATATCCCATTTAGTATCCCAGTTTTCATTGCGCCAATCGTACCAATTCGGACGACCTTCCGCCTCGCACATCTTGCGCTCATCATCACCCAACGCACCATGAAACATATTTTCTGGCTCTGGAGTAACAGCATTTAAAAACTTTCGTTCCTTGACCGCCTCGTAAAGACGGTCAATTTCTTTTGGTTCTCCTCTCAGGAAAACAGTCTGATAACAATGATTAGGCATTAATAAATCTCCCTTTTCTAATCGTTTTCGGACATCCAACAGATGCCCCATGAAACATCATAAAGCCCATGTTTGTTGGGCTTTTGATTTTTAAAGTCTTCCCAATATGACCTATCGTCATCATCATCCCAATCGGATGGAAAAATATCTTTGATGATTTTCTTAAAATTTTCCTCATCAACTAACGGTTGTAACCAACCGTTCCAACGATTGTTTGGGAGATAGTAACCCTCATATATTGGAGTGTCCTCATCGTACAATCCAAATTTGGTTTTGATAAAATCTTTCATTGGCCTAGTCATTAACCAACCTCCTTAATTTCAGCTATTTGCTTTTTAAGAAGCTTTTCACGTTCCATATAGTAATGGGTTTCTGAACTTGTCATGCTGTCCGTGAACTCTTTGCTTTGCACTTGGAATAATTCTTCTTCCAATTCATTAAGCTTCTTTTGGTTTTTATATTCTTTTATTTCCCAAGGATTAAATGCCATCATCCGAAATAACCTCTCCATATCTTGACCGCCTCATCAATAGGCAAGTCATTCAAAATTACCGACTCAGGAATTTTGTTTTTAATAATGATTGAATTGGCATTAATATTATAATCAAAAAGACCCATAGTGCCGTCATCTTTCTTTTGATAAACAACCTTGTTCTTTTTTAAGGCTCTTTTCACATCTCTCGTAATTAAGAAATTAGTGACTTGCTCATGGCACCAACCTTCAAAGCTTTCATCAAAACCTTCAGGTGCCCAATCATATTTACCAACATCTCTTTTTGGTAATGACTTGAAATACTCATTAACCTTTTTCATGGCCTCATGGTATTCTTTAGGTTCGCCTTTGAATTTATTATGTGAGTACTGATAATCACATCCGCCGTGACCATCATTTTTAACAAGTGCAAAGGGCTTACCATCCAAGTAAACCGATCCCTGATAACAATAAGTTTCCTCACTAGCGAACTCACTATGTTGAATGTTTTTCATTTCTAAATTCATATCAATCTCCTGTTTTTGATAACTACTACTTTATACTAAATTTAGTATAATTCAATATAAAAACATAAAAAATTTTGTACTTTTTTACGTCAACACTTTTTACGTCAAAGTTGACGCCATTGACGTTGATATAGCTTTGCCTGCAAAATCAATAACTTAACGTATTTACGTCAATTACGTCAAAAAAACGAGTTGACGCGAATAAATCAATAAAATTAATGACTTAATTTACGTCAACTGCGTCACCCCCCTTATAGGGGGGGATATATATAATCCCCCCTGACGTAATAAGAAACCCACAGCCCTTGATATTCTTAGCTTTTTTAGTAGAATAAAAAAGGGTAAAAAATCATCAATAAAGGTAAATAAGGTCATGCCAAAGGTAGGAATAAAAGAAGATAAAATTCACGGTAATAGAAGGCTCAATCCTAAACAACAAAAGTTCCTAGATAATTATCTACATGGCGATATGACCCAAACGGCTGCCGCCAGAGAAGCTGGATATTCAAACGCAAATGTCAGAGCTGTACAGCTTCTAAATAATCCAACCGTCAAAGAACGGATGGAAGAAATGAGACAAGAACTTGAAAGTAAATATGGAGTAACAGTAACAAAATCAGTCAGAGATATGCAACAGCTCAGAGATGAAGCATGGCAAGCAGGAAATTTTTCAGCCGCAATAAAAGCAGAAGAACTCAGACTAAAAGTAACAGGATTAATGGTTAATAGAAGTCACGTTACTCACGAAAATATCGATAGCATGAGCAAAGAAGAAATACAGAATAAATTACAAGAATTTGTAGATCGTGCTAAAAATCGTATGATCGATATAACACCAACAGAAAATATAAAAAATCCAAAACAAATCTCAGTAGCATCAGATAGCGAAATCTTGGTCAAATAATCGGATTTCTTGACGCGCCCTTGCTCACGCAGACTTTCCCGAAAACTTCGGGGCGTTCGGGGTTCGGGATTCGGGGGTATTCGGGATCGGTCGGCAGGTTAGTTTATTCGGGGATATTACTAATATACTATTCGGGGACTTTCGGGATCATTCGGGGCTTTCGGGATTCGGGGACTTTCGGGGTGTGGACAAATTCTCAAACTTCACATTTTTATTTTAATACTTCGGGCTCTAATTTTCTATGCCTGGATAATTAAAAATGGGCCTGGTCCAAAATTTTTTTAGCGTTTCCAGGAACAAAAAAACCTGCAAATAAATTTGCCATAACATAAAAAAAATTGTATAAATAATTTATAGTTTAGTAATTAAAAATAGGCGAAAAAATGAAATACAATTTTATAGGAAATTTAATAAGAGCTGGCGGTGATGCTAAAACAGTTAAAGGCAACAACAGCGGCTATCTAACTTCAATTATGTATTTAAAAAGTTTTAAAACTTTAGGCGTTAATCTTTGCCCAAACGCTGAAATTGCAAATTGTTTTGAACCTTGTTTATTAACGGCTGGTCGCGGTCAAATGAATAGCGTCCAAAAAGGCCGATTGCGTAAAACTGAATGGTTCATAAAAGATAGAGCTGGTTTTATGGAACAAGTGTTTAAAGATTTAATTGGTTTTTCTAACTATTGCGATAAGCGAGAATTAAAACCAGCTATCCGTTTAAATGGCACTAGCGATATTCGTTTTGAAAATATCCCAATTCATAATAAAACTTTAATGGAACACTTCCCGAATATTCAATTTTATGATTATACTAAAATTGCTAATAGGCGAAATATTCCAGATAATTATCATTTAACATTTAGCTATAGTGAAGCGAATCCAATTTATCAAAAGCAAGTTAACATTGCTTTAGAAAAGAAAATGAATATTGCCGTTGTTTTTAGACATAAGGAAAATATGCCTAAAAAGTTTTTAGGTTTAAAAGTTATTAATGGCGATAAAAACGATTTACGTTTTCTTGATCCGAAAAATTGCGTTGTCGGTTTATACGCTAAAGGCAAAGCAATAAAAGATTATTCGGGTTTTGTTATTGATTAACAATTCGGGCTTTCGGGTTTTCGGGCTTTCGGGATTTTCGAAAGCCCTTTTTTTTGTTCTTAAATTCTAACATATCTTTATATTCTTATTCCTGGAATAAAATTTTTTTACCGCCAGGCTGCACAAAAAATTTGATTAGACATAAAAAATTTTGTATAAATAGTTATAGTCAAAAACAGAAAAGGATATTTAAAATGACTTTACTCGATTTAACCTTAACTCATGATCAGTTTTTATATGAGGCACGAAAATTTAGACGCGCCGAAAAAAGAAAACTTGATAAGGTAAGTAAAGAAATTAACGCTTTAGATAAAGATATTAAAAAAGCCGAAAAAGCCGTTGATGATCTAAAGATTGCTTTCAAAAAAATTAGAAGTATTGGAGGGTATGCATAATGGCTAGATTTTTATTTCGTTTATCTTTTGCTCTACTTTGGGCTCTAATGACAATGTTAGTAGCGTTTTTTATTTACGCTGTTATATTTCACGGTTTTGATCCTATCATTTTGCCGTTCACACTGGTGCCTTTTGGGACACTAGCAATCTTAACTTTCTGGATAAAGGATATCTAAAATGCAAAATAGACAAATAAATGAAATAGCTGCCGAAATAAAATCCGATTGGAAAAAGGTAAATTTCGGCGCCGTACCTTATCTTGATGCAATGCAATCAATAAACAGTATTAATGAAAATTACGGTTTAGATGATGCAAAATCTATCGTTACTTATTTTCTATCTAACGCTACTACTTGGCGCGGTGAAACTGCTAGACGTATCAAAAAAGAATTAAAGGATATGATCTAAGGTACCCTAGACAATTTTAAATAAATCCGATCGGGGGGTTGCAGGTTATGCGACCCCCCCTTTTTTTTGTTTGTCGGACAAAAAAACCTTTACTAAGTTTTACACCAACATTTACTTTAGAAAAAGTTTAGGTACCCTGTGGGCTTTCAAGGTACCCCATTGATTAAAAATTTTATTACTGTTATGAATTGCAGAAGAGGTGTTAGTCATGGTTATAGCAAACCCATATTTACCAGTCTTAATGGGGCCAACTGGGTCTGATAATAATCAGCCGTCTAGGACTAATGATCTTAGTGCTTTGGGGGAAGCTATTAAGAGCAGTGGTTATCAAAGCCCCTCTAGGCCGCAAATTTTACCGCCCGGCTCCATGTCTACTCAAGATATGGGTCCAGATGGAATGAGCAGCACAGAAAGACAATTTTTAGAAAAGCATGGTAAGCCATTTTCAGAAATGACACCAGAGGAGCAGCAGGCAGTTCAAAATCCTCAACCTACGGGTCGGCCTGATTTTGATCCAATGGGTCGTTTAACTGCTAATTCAGAAAGAAATAATGATTATTTGGGTGGTGCAAATCAACGTGCTACTATGGCGAGACCTTTTGGGGGTTCGAATAGGATGCCTACAAACAGATTTCCTATGATGAGTAGTTTTGGTTATCAAAATCCCATGATGGGAATGGGGATGGGTGGTTATGGTATGATGCCGATGATGGGCATGAATCCTATGATGGGGATGAACCCTATGATGGGAATGGGTATTGGTGGTTGTCCACCACAATTTGGTAGATTTGGATATTAACAGGAGAATATTTCATGGTCGCAACTAAAATGGGAATGTTAACCCCACCTAACAACATGCCTGCTCCTTCTCCTATGGGGATGCAGCCCCCTGCGCCAGCGCAACCAGCTATGCCTCCAGCTATGATGGCTCGTAATAATGCTGGTAGAAGGCGAGGTTTTGGTGATTATTTAGAGAATATGTTGGACAGACCTATGGTTGCTGCGGATAACATGGGTGATTTTGATGTATTTACTGGTCAGCCTGTTGCTCAGATGCGCAGAGGTGGTTCTGTTGCTGATTATAACAGTAAAGCTTTTAGTGATTATATAGATTCTAAAAGGAATACATTTGCTCCTACTGCTGGCACTCCCGGTAGAACTGTAAAGACACATGCTGAGATTATGGCTGATCTTAGGGGTAAAGATGATGACAAGCCCAAGCCTAAACCCAAGCCTGTTGTTGTAACTCGTGATGATGATTATACGCCGACATCTGCTGAGTTAGATCAGCAATTACTTGACATAGGTGCGCCTGACAAGCGTTTTGACGTTGTTCCGGGTGGCGTTGATAAGATTTATGGTGGCATGGGTAATCTTGATGCTGCGGATACTTTTAGAGAGCAATTGGCTGATCTTAGTGCGCAAACGGCTTTTGACAGTCAATATCCGGGTTCTAGTACAATTTTAGCTCCTGGCACTGGTGGTATAGCTGCGATACGTTCTGGTCAATCATTTCCTGATGAATTGAGTCTTCAAACGCCGTTTAATAATACTCCACCAAGTATGCAATTTGGAGATCAACCTGCTGGTGGTTTACCTGGTGCGAGTTTTGGTCAAACGCCAGTAGGTGGTGGTTTGCCAGGGGATCCAGATTTTTATGACCCAAGAAGAGGGACTGGTCGTTCTGGTTTTTCAGATCCTTTAGATCCATTTGGTGGTTCAGGAGACACAATTGATTCTATTGATAGTGGCGTTGGTGGTGGCAGAGGTCCTGGTCCCGGCGGTGTTTTGATATCTGGTGGAACGAATCTTCCTTCAGGCGCAGAAGGCGGCACGACTTTTAAAGATGAAGTTCAAAAGATGATAGAGGAATTTAAGAAGGTTCCCGGTAATATTGCAAACGACATCAAGATGGGCATTGATGCTGGGTTTTACACTGATTTTGAAGTGGCAAGAAAAAGGCTTATGGATACTGGCAAATACACTAAAGAAGAAGTTGATAGCTGGATTGAAAGAACAAAGAAAACTGCAGCAGATAATCAAAGAAAAATGGCAGAACAGCAAGGAAAGGATGATGATAGTCCTGTGAATCCATGTAAGCCCGGTTATGTTCTTGATCCTGATACTAAGATCTGTGTTCCTGAGTCTGAAGCTGGATCTGAATCTACTTCTGGTGCAAATGTTTCATTAAATCGTGCTAGAGATGATGAGTTTGCAGAATTAGAAGATATTATGAAGATCATTGAAGAGCCAGCATATATGAAGCGTGGTGGTATGGTTGGTTTAAATCGAGCAGCGGATAATTTTTTAGCAGCTTTAGGTTCCTAACAGGGATTTTTTATGAATGACCTGAGTGATTTTACTCAATATTTAACGGAAGAAGAGTTAGCGAAAGTCGCTCCCATGTTGGAGCGGCTTAAAACTTTAGATGACAGGTCAAAGAAGCAAGAAAATTTTATAACATTTGTAAAGCATGTTTGGCCTCAGTTTATTGAGGGCAGGCATCATAAAATTTATGCTGAGAAGTTGCAGGCTGTAGCGGATGGTAAGCTGAAGCGTTTAATTGTTAATATGCCGCCTCGACATACAAAATCAGAATTTGCATCGTATTTATTTCCAACTTGGTTGATGGGCAGACGGCCTGATTTAAAAATTATTCAGGCAACGCACACTGCTGAGTTGGCTGTTGGTTTTGGTAGAAAAGTTAAAAATTTAATTGATAGCGAAGATTTTAGGGACATTTTTCCTGAAGTTAGTCTTGCATCAGATGCGAAAGCCAGTGGTCGTTGGAGTACGAACGGTGGTGGTGAGTATTACGCTGTTGGTGTAGGCGGTGCGCTTGCAGGCCGTGGTGCTGATTTGGCAATTATTGATGACCCTGTTTCTGAACAAGATGCGTTGAGCTCTACGGCGTTGGATAATATTTACGAGTGGTATACATCTGGTCCGCGACAGCGTTTACAGCCTGGCGGTTCGATTATTATAGTTATGACACGTTGGAGTATTCGTGACTTAACGGCAAAGGTTTTGGCAAAGCAAAACGAGAAGGGCGCTGATAAATGGGAGGTTGTTGAGTTTCCTGCTATTATGCCGAGCGGCAAGTCTTTATGGCCTGAATACTGGAGTTTAGATGAACTTGACAGCGTAAAGGCTTCAATTCCTGTAGGAAAATGGAATGCTCAGTATATGCAGAACCCAACTGCTGAAGAGGGTGCTATCATAAAACGCGAGTGGTGGAACCTATGGGAGAAGAAAGACCCCCCTGATTGCAGTTATATCATACAAAGTTACGATACGGCATTTAGCAAGTCTGACAGAGCTGACTATTCTGCGATTACGACTTGGGGTATATTTATTGAGCCAGAGACACAGGAGCAGCATATTATACTTTTAGATGCTGTTAGGGGGCGTTGGGAGTTTCCAGAGTTAAAAAATGCTGCGCATGATCTTTGGAAAGAGTTTGATCCTGATATGATACTTATAGAACAGAAAGGATCTGGTATGCCATTGACACAAGAACTCAGGCGTATGGGTATACCTGTAACGCCGTTTACTCCGGGTAAGGGGGCTGATAAATTTACTCGAATGCATTCATGTGCGCCTGTATTTGAGAGTGGTATGGTGTGGGCACCAGATATGAATTTTGCTGATGAGGTAATAGAGGAATGTGCTTCTTTTCCAAATGGTGAACATGATGACTTGGCAGATTCGATGACTCAGGCTATACTACGTTTTAGGCAAGGTGGTTTTATTACCACTCCAAGTGACTATGATGATGAAGACGAATTTAGATTTCGTGCAAAAAGAGAATATTATTAGGAGATATAAAATGGCATCTAAACCTGATTACATTGATATAGATGGCGATGGCAATACAACTGAGCCAATGAAAACTGCTGCAAAGCAAAAAAAAGTTGTTAAAAAGAAAAAAGGTGGCGTAGTTAAGAAGATGAAGGGCGGCGGTGCCGTTTGTCGTGGTGGCGGATCTGCAGTATCAGGATTAGGATTTAGAGGCGTTAGATAATGAATGTCGTTGTCAATGTAGATTTAAATGCACTTAGTTCAGGTGTTAATCAATCTGGCAATGAATTTGAAGAGGTTGGAGTGAAGGATGATGGAAACCTCCCAGTCCATAATCGCTCCCTCGTGGCAGCTCAAGGTAGAGCGAACTTTACTCCAACACTTAAAGGCGAATAAATATGGCTATTGAAAAAGATGCAGGACCGGGCGGAGAACAGCCACTTGTAAACGGTCAGGTTCCACCTGAAGTATTAATTGAGGAACTACCTCAAGATCCGGGTATTTTTGAGTTTGATGATGGTTCTGCAATTGTGGGAGAATACGCCGAGGAACAACCTATTCCTGAAATAAGCCATGATTCTAATTTAGCTGAGTTTATGGAAGATGCGGATCTAGGTAAACTTTCTTCTGATTTGGTTGGTGAAATTGAAGATGATATTGCATCCAGACAAGATTGGCAGGAGACTTATAAGCGTGGATTAGAGTTTCTTGGAATGCAGTATGAAGATCGAGCAGAGCCATTTGAGGGGTCATCTGGCGTTATACACCCATTGTTAGCTGAAAGCGTTACGCAGTTTCAGGCGCAAGCATATCGTGAAATGTTGCCAGCAACTGGGCCTATTAGAACTCAAATACTTGGTGAGCAGACTGAGCAGGTTGTAAAGCAGGCAGAGCGTGTCAAGGATTACATGAATTATATGATTACCTATGAGATGGAGGAATATGATCCTGAAATGGATCAGATGTTATTTTATCTTCCTGTTGTAGGTTCTACGTTTAAAAAAGTTTACTTTGATCAATTAAAGGGTCGCGCAGTAAGTAAGTTTGTACACGCTGAAGATCTTGTAGTTCCTTATGGAGCTACTGATTTAGCGTCTTCTCCAAGAATTACTCATGTAATTAAAATGGATTCAAACGAAGTTAGAAAGCTGCAGTTAACAGGTTTTTATCGTGACGTAGATCTTCCTGCAGATGGTGGATCTGATGACTCTCAATCAGAAGTAACAGACGCTATAAATGAGATACAGGGTATTTATCCAGGTAATTCATCATATGAATTAACTTTATATGAAGTTCATGCTGATTTGGATCTTCCCGGCTTTGAGGATCTTGATGAGACAGGTGCAGAGAGCGGTTTGAAGCTTCCTTACATTGTTACGATTATTGAAGACACTGGTGAGGTGTTAGCTATTCGTAGAAACTACGAAGAAGCAGATATTATGAAAAAGCGCAATCAATACTTTGTGCATTACAAATTTTTGCCCGGTCTTGGTTTTTATGGTCTTGGTTTAACGCATATGATTGGTGGCTTGGCTCAAGCTTCTACATCTATTTTGCGTCAGTTGATTGATGCTGGCACACTTTCTAACTTACCTGCAGGTTTTAAAGCCCGTGGCGCAAGGATTAGAGATGAAGATAATCCATTACAGCCCGGTGAGTTTAGAGACATAGATGTAGCAGGGACTGACATTAGAACATCTTTAATGACTTTACCGTTTAAAGAGCCATCAGGTACTTTGTATAATTTATTAGGTACATTAGTTGATGCGGGTCGCCGCTTTGCAACTATGGCTGACATGAAAGTTGGCGAAATGAGTGGTGAAGCCCCTGTTGGAACTACAATGGCTATTATGGAGCGTGGCACAAAAGTTATGTCTGCAATCCATAAAAGACTTCACTATTCACAAAAAGTTGAATTTAAACTTTTATCTAAGGTATTTGCAGATACTATTCAAATGTATCCTTACATGCCTTCGACAGAGTTTGGTCCAGAGGTGTTTGCGCAAGACTTTGATGCGCGAGTGGATGTGCTTCCGGTCAGCGATCCTAACATATTCTCGATGTCTCAGCGTATTGCACTTGCGCAAACACAACTACAACTAGTGCAATCTAATCCGCAAGTTCATGGTGGGCCACAAGGATTGTACCAAGCGTATCGCAAAATGTACGAAGCATTAGGTGTTAGCAACATTGATGCAATACTACCAATGCCACCACAGCCAGCACCGATGAATGCTGCTATGGAAAATAAAATGGCATTAACTGGCGGTATGCTTCAAGCTTTTCCACAACAAGATCACAAAGCTCATATGGAAACACACTTAGCTATGATGTCTACACCATCTGTTCAAATGAACCCACAAGCTACTGCAGCACTACAAGGGCATATTCAAGAACACATTGGATTGCTGGCAGAGCAGCAAGCACAGCAAATGGTTATGGAGCAAGCAGGTCCAGAAGTTCAAGAAAACCCAGAGGCTATGCAAATGTTACAGCCTGCTATAGAGCGTCAAGCAGCATTGCTAATAGCAGATATGACAGAAGTGTACGCACAGACAGTAGAGCCCCAAGAAGAGCAAGATCCTCTTGTAGAGATACGCAAAGAAGAATTATCGCTCAAAGCTGCTGACATGGATAGAAAATCTCAAGAATTTGCAAGCAAACAGCAAATGGAAGCAATGAATACTGCTTCTGAAAACGAATTAGCTGAACGTAGAATTGAAATTCAAGAAGAAGCACTTGCTGATAAGACAAGGGTGGCAGAAGACAGAATACAAACTCAACGGGATATTGCTGCCTTAAACGCCAGAACGAAAGGAATAAGGCAATGACATCATCCGTTAGAGCAAAAATGGTCGAACAGATCAAAGCAGCTAAAAAAGCTGTTAAAGAAGCAGAAGAAAATTTGAAAAAAACATGGGTTCGCGCTCGTAATGATAAGGGTCAGCTTATAGCTGACGATCCATCGACCCCTGATGTCGATGAAGCTTGGGTAGAAGTAAAAGAAAATACTCCAAAGCCTGCTCCTAAGAAAAAAGCTGCTCCAAAAAAGAAGACTGCAACTAAAAAGTCTACTAAAAAGTAAAATATATTATGATATATACTTGTTTTTCCCGCTAAATCATATAATGGTTTAGTGGGAGGCAAAGTTTATGGACATAAATGTACTTGAATTTATCAAAAAAAAGATAAGCCAAAGGCGTGATGATATAAAAATTGCTATGGAAACTGGAAATATACCCAGTTTCGATGAATATAAGTTTTGCGTGGGTCAAATTAGGGGATTAGCTTACGTTGAAGATGAAATCAGAAGAATAATGAGAAATAATGAGGCAGAAGATGAATAAAAAGCTTTATGTGCCTGCGGGTATGACTGATAAAATTAAAGCTGAAAAGGCTATAAAGGCAGGATTTAGAGATAATCAACCTAAAAGTAAGAATGAAGATGATCCATCTCAAATTGAACCTTCTTCATTAGAAAGATTACCGCAACCTACTGGCTATAGAATGTTAATCATTCCTTATTATCCAAGTGAGAAAACAAAAGGCGGTCTATATGTTCCAGATCAAGTTAGAGAAAGAGAGGCATTTGCAACAGTTGCCGCATATGTCGTTAAATTAGGCCCAGATGCCTACAAAGATTCCCAAAAGTTCCCAACTGGTGCATGGTGTTCTGAGAAAGATTGGGTTCTTATAGGAAGATATGCTGGAAATAGGTTTAAAGTGGAAGGTTTAGAGGTTCGTATTATAAATGACGATAATATTATTGCAACAATCCTTGACCCCAAAGATATTTCGTATGTATAAGGTAATTAGAGGAGAATAATTTTCATGCAGGCAGAAGCCCAACAGCAGGAAGAATTTGAAGAAACAACATCTGTTGAATTAGAAGATGATTCATCAGAAGAGATTGTAGAAGATTCTAAAGAAGCATCGGCTAACGAAAAAACTGAAGTAAATGTTCAGGTTGATGATGATGATCAAGAGTTAAGAGATTATGAATCTCCTAACAAAAAAAGAAATGACCCAGAAAAACGTATTAGACAATTAACAAGAGCTCGAAAGCAAGCAGAAGAAGAAGCTGCGGCAGCGATTGAATATGCAAAGCAAGTCTTGGCTCAAAATGAAGACTATAAGAAAAGGCTTTCTACCGTAAACACTGGTTATATGTCTGAGTACGAGGGCAGAATTGCTTCTCAGGAAACACAAGCTAAACGTGCATTAGCTGAAGCGCACGAAGCTGGAGATTATGAAAAAGTTGCAGACGCACAAACTGCTATAGCACAAATTGCTATAGAAAAAGAGCGTTTAAGGTTGCAAAGAGCAAGAACAGAGCAAGATAACTCTCAAGAAGTTCAAGTAGAGCAATCTCAACCTCAACAACAACAGCAGCCACAACCACAACAGCAAAGAGATCCTAAATTAGAGTCTTGGCTGTCTAAAAATACATGGTTTGGCTCAGATAAAGTAATGACAGGGGCAGCTCGTGCACTGCATGAGACCCTTGTTGCAGAAGAAGGTTTTGACCCTCGTACAGATGAATATTACGCTGAGATTGATAAGCGTATGCGCAGGGAAATGCCTCACAAGTTTCAGGCTGACAAGAAAAACGTCCAAGCTGTCACGCCTGGTGGGAGCGGAACACGCTCATTAAAATCTGGACGGAAAAAATCTGTAGAACTAAACCCAGGTCAAGTTGCTTTAGCTCAGAAGTTGAATATACCTCTGGAAAAATATGCGGCTGAAGTGGCAAAACTGGAAAATCGGAGAGACTGATATGGCTGATCGTACTTCACGCGAAACACAAACGCGGGAGCGCCAAGAGCGCAGAGTTTGGAGACCCGGTTCAGCTTTAGAAGCGCCGGAAGCCCCATTGGGCTACACACATCGATGGATTCGTGAATCCGTGATGGAATTTGACGACAAAACTAACGTCCATAAAAGACGGCAAGAAGGATATGAACTCGTTCGTGCAGAGGAATATCCAGATTATTCAGGACCAGTAGTAGATGAGGGGCGCAACGCAGGTATTATCGGCGTTGGCGGTCTTGTATTAGCAAGAATCCCTACCGAATTGGCTGCTCAACGCAATCAACACTACCAAGGAGTTACAAGTAACCAGATGGAAGCTGTTGACCGCGATTGGATGCGCGAAAATAACCCCGCGATGCCTAAAATGGCACCGCAGCGCAAAACCTCGGTCAGCTTTGGCGGACCGAAAAACTCTGAAGGATAGATAAAATGGCAAATCAAGACGCCGCTTTTGGCCTTCGTCCAAGTCGTTCCAGTACTTCTGCGAACACTCAAAATCGCTACAGAATTGCAGCAAACTATGGTACATCTATTTTCCAAGGTGACCTAGTTGCTATGGTAACTGGTGGTGGTATTGAGCGTGTAGGAGCAGGTGGTTCAGGATTAATTCTTGGTGTATTTAACGGATGTTTTTACACAGATCCAACGACTGGCAAGCCAACTTTTTCAAACTACTACCCTGCAAGTACAAACGCATCTGACATCATGGCTAACGTGATTGATGATCCGTCTGCTACTTTTGAAATCCAAGCTGACGATACTTTCCCAGTGGCAGATTTAGCAGGTAATTTCGACATCGTTGATGCAACTGCAGGAGATACAGTCTCTGGTCAGTCACGCATGGAACTTGACGTAACAACTGGTGCAACAACGGATACACTTCCGTTGAAAGCCATTGATATTTCTCAAGATCCTGAGAATAACGATGTTGCCGCCGCGAACACTAATGTGGTCGTAAAAATCAATAACCACCTGTTCAGCGGTGGAACCGCTGGCTTGGCATAAGGAGACTGAGTTATGGCTATTTCTCGTTCACAACTCGTCAAAGAGCTTGAGCCGGGTCTAAATGCTTTGTTTGGCATGGAGTACGATAGGTACGAAAATCAACACGCAGAGATCTATGATACTGAAACATCAGATCGCGCCTTTGAAGAAGAGGTCATGCTAGTTGGTTTTGGAAATGCTCCAACAAAGTCTGAAGGTTCTGGCGTTGAGTTTGATGACGCAAATGAAGCATACACTGCTCGTTATACACACGAAACAGTGGCGCTTGCATTCGCACTTACCGAAGAAGCAGTAGAAGACAATCTATATGATCGTCTTGGCGCTCGTTACACTCGTGCATTAGCACGTTCTATGGCTCACACTAAGCAGGTTAAAGCTGCTGCAACGCTAAACAATGCGTTCAACAATAGCTTTACAGGCGGTGACGGCAAAGAACTTTGTGCGACTGACCACCCACTATCTGGTGGTGGCACATTCCGTAACGAACCATCAACTGCTGCAGACCTCAACGAAACTTCACTTGAGAATGCTCTTATTGACATCTCAACATTCGTTGATGAGCGTAACATGATCATTGCTCTTCGTGGCACCAAGTTGATCATTCCACCACAACTGCAATTCGTTGCAGATCGTTTGTTGGAATCGACTCTACGAGTTGGCACATCAGACAATGACATCAACGCAATCCGTAATATGGGTATGGTTTCAGAGGGTTACACAGTTAACCACTTCTTAACAGACCCAGATGCGTTTTTCATTAAGACTGACGCACCTAACGGATTTAAGCATTTCGAGCGTTCTCCAATGAGAACAAACATGGAAGCTGATTTCGATACAGGAAACATGCGTTTCAAAGCTCGTGAGCGTTATTCATTTGGGTTCTCTGACCCTCGTTGTGTTTTCGGTTCACCCGGAGCATAATTTATGATATAAAGAAGTTGCATACTTCTTCTTAACTATTGGGGCAGCTTCGGTTGCCCCTTTATTTTTTATTATAATGTGTTATTGTTATGTCATCCCTGACAGTCGCATGGTGCGTCTGACAATAGCCAAGACAGGAGATGCAAATGGCTAATACTACTTTTAACGGTCCCGTCCGTTCAGAAAACGGATTTAAGAACATAATTAAAGATTCTACAACTGGTGCGCTTACTAGTGAAATGACTATGAGTGTTTACACTGCAACAGTAACAGTTGCTAATGGCGCAACTACAGGTAAAGAATCTTCAATAGGTATTCCTTCTAATTTTATCCCAATGGGTGTTATGGTTGCTGTAACTGGTGCTGCGGCTAATAACGTAACGCTAGATGATATTGGCACAGATGCCGATACAGATGGGTTTGTTGATGGTGCTACTGGTATTACTCTAAATGCCACTGGATTTAAAGGGTTTTTCCCATGCAACGGCGCACTAGGAATGTCTGGTGGCGCTACTACTGCAGCTACTGAAACTGCTGATGAAGTAGAAGTTGTAGTTTCTGGTGATCCAGGTGCTGATACTACTATAGTTATGAAATTCATAGGTATTTCTAGCTCTTCAGACGCTTCTTAATAGGAGGTTTGAATGGCTGGCCCAGTAAAAGCATTTAATCACGCGCAAGGAGCAAGTGCCGCTGTTGTTGGCCCCGCTCGTTCGCGTATTCGTCAAATTGTAATATACGCTGCTGCAGCGGGTGCGTTTACCATTAAAAATGGTAGCGGATCTGGTGAAACACTACTTACACAAACTTTTCCAACAGGTATACATCATCTAAATATTCCTGATGATGGTATTCTTGCTACGGATGGGGCGTTTATTAGTGCTTTTACTGGCTCAAGCAACGAATTGACGTTATTTTTATCATAGGAGGTTATCTTGGCTTCAAGGTCAAAAGATAAAATGCCTGCTAGAAACAAAAAAAATTTCCGCCCTACTAAAAAAGGGGCGGGAATGACTAAAGCAGGTGTGGCTGCGTACAGACGCAAAAATCCCGGTTCTAAATTACAAACTGCTGTTACAGGTAAGGTTAAGAAGGGTAGCAAAGCAGCTAAAAGGCGTAAGTCATTTTGCGCAAGATCTGCAGGTCAAATGAAAAAATTTCCTAAAGCCGCAAAAAATCCAAACAGTCGCTTGCGACAGGCAAGAAAAAGATGGAAGTGTTAAAGGAGGTAACTTATGGCAATGTCCAGAAATCAAATGAGTAAACAAGTTAGTAAGCCCGGTAAACTCAAAGGTGTACCCAAGGGTTTAAGTTACTTTAAAAAAGGTGGTGCAGCCTCAAAAAAATCAAAAGGTAGTAAAATTTGTCCTGCTGGTAAAGCTTGGGCAAAGAGAACTTTTGACACATATCCAAGTGCATATGCAAACATGGCAGCATCTAAATACTGTAAAGATCCTAATTACGCCAAAGGTGCTAAAGGCAAGAAGAAGAAAAAATAATGGGTGCGCTTAAAGAATGGGTCAAGCAAGATTGGGTTCGGATTGGCACAGATGGTAAAATAAAAGGTAAATGCGGTACTTCTAAAAATAAGAAGAACCCAGACAGATGTTTACCTAGAAGTAAAGCACAAAGTCTTTCTAAAGCAGAAAGGTCTAAAACTGCTCGTAAGAAAAAAGCAGCAGGTGCCAAGGGCAAAACTGTTGTTTCTAATACAAAAAAAGCAAAGGTTAGAAATATGAGCCTTGGTGGTGTTGCAGAAACACAGTCTAAAAGAAAATTTAGGGGTAAAAATATACCCGGAACCGCTGTTGCTAGAGGTTGTGGTATGGTGATGGCAAACAGAAGAAAGCGCACAAAAGGCGCTGTAAGTCAGTCGTAAGGAGATAATCATGGCTATGAAGAAGAAAGGATACCGTAGAGGTGGCAAAGTCAAAAAGATGATGAAGGGCGGAGCTGCTGGCGGTAGAAAAATGAGAATGATGAAAAAAGGTGGAGCTGTTGGTGGTAAGAAATCTCTTGCAGCCGCAAAAGCTGCACTACCTGCGGGGTATAAAATAGTTAAAAAATAATGTCTTATTTATACAGCAACATTCCTTATTTTAAGGCATGGGTTCGCCGTGAATATACTCACAACCACGAGGATTATCACGGCGAATTTCTTCATGCTATGGTTGTCGGTGTTACATCTATGCCAAATAGATGTTTGAGTTTTCAAGTTATGTTTACTGGAAACGAAGCCGAGGGCGAGGAAGAGGATACAGTACATGGCGGCGCGATGTGGGCAAGAATGCCTATAACTGCTTTGGTAGCTGATATACCTTTAGAAGAATGGCCCGAACCAATGAATACATATGACGCTCAACCTTGGGATTGCTCATCATATCATCATGCAGTTTATGTGATAGATAGAGCCACACCATGCCCTTGGTTAGCGAAGATAGACAGTAATTTTTTTCCTGCAAAATATTTATTTACAGTAGACTACGCTGAATCAGAAATAGCAGATGATCCAGCGCAGCATAAACAAAGTCATGTTTTAGAATTACTTGATGCTGGGGAGTGGACTGGTAACATTGTTGCGTTACCAAACAATCGAGTAAGAGTAACGCATCCCGCT